GTTGGAGGTCTCAGAGCACAAGCTCTGTTCACCGTTGAACACAATGTTGGAGCATCAGACACCCTTGCTCCCCTCGTGGTCCAGATGACCGCATTGCTAGAGAGGATGAATTGTACAGTCCCTGTTGTTCAACAACTAGTATCGTTGATGTGTAAAGTAGTCATTGCTTTCCGCTCTAAGTTTGACCCCGTCACTATTGGAGCCCTGTTGATTGATGTGCTTGTCGCTGGAGATGTCTCTATGGACCTTGCCAGGCAAGCCTGGGAGATGATATCTACTAAGATCAAAGATGTCTATCAGTGGTTCAAGAGATCCGGCGAATTAGTCGCCCAAGTTGGACAAGAGGTATATGTCTCGATGGCGACAGTGTTTTCAGTTCTCTGCGGAACTATGTTGATAAAGCGGATTCCGAAAGAATCGGAGATTGCTGACTGTATTACGTCAGTAGGGAAGCTTGGAGCTCTCGTTCGTGGCGCGACTTTCGCGTGGCAAGGATTAGAGAAGCTCGTGACGTGTGTCTTCAAGAAGATCGTCGAATGGCACACCGGGTGCCCCAGTGAAATATCCGAAATGGAGAAATTCATGTCAGGGGTCACTGATTGGTTCAAGGAAGTTCAAGATTTGATCGGCTTCCACACCATGGACGAGATTGCTCGATCATCAGAGCTGTGCGCAAAGATTGAATCTTTGTACCGCCGAGGAGCACAGTATTCTGTGATGGCCGCTGAGTCGAAATGCGACCGTGCTTTGCTCAGTCCATTCCAGTTGCACTGGAACGTACTTAAGAACTTGTACGACAAGGCCAATGCGAGCGGAGCTTTCCGAGCCGGACCCAGGGTCGAACCTCTTGTTATCTATATGTATGGAACATCAGGTGTCGGCAAATCAGGTATGATGTACCCTCTTGCAACGGAGCTCTTGAAGATCGATGGAGTGCCAAGAACCCAAGAGGACAAACCTGATCCCACCCGCGAGATCTACATGCGAAATGTGGAACAAGAGTTTTGGGACGGATACAAAAACCAAAGATGCGTCATCTATGATGACTTCTCGCAGATTGTCGATAGTGCCAGCAAGCCGAACCCCGAGTTCATGGAGATAATCCGAACAGGCAATTTGGCACCTTACCCACTACACATGGCTTCCATTGAAGATAAGAACAAGACGTACTTCAACTCGAGGGTTGTCATTTGTACTTCCAACTTGGGAGTCAGAGATATTAGACCGGAATCGATCCATTGCCGTGAGGCTTTGCGGAGGAGGTTTGATGTCTGTGTGGAGGTGACCAACAAACCGGAGTTTACCGTGCGAGGCAACGACGGCGAGAACTACCTCTCACCTATCAAGGTGAAACGGCTTACGGGCCACCAACATGATCTCAGTGTGTACAACATCTGGCCAGTCGACCCATTGACTGGACACAGAACGACTAACGTGC